GGTATGTTCGCAAGATCGTGTTCTTTGTGAGTGGTCGTCGAGCCGACGACAAAACCAAGGAAACTGTGATCGATGCCGGCGACGACTGGATCATGTGCGTCACTACGCGCGGAGACGGGGACACACCCGGATTCGGCAAGGGCGCTAAGTACGGCTCGTGGTGGGCCAACAACGCTGAATTCAACCCGAAGATTACGAGTACGTCTCGGATTTCGATCAAGAACGCACTTAGGAAAGACCCTGGAACGGAGCAGCTCTGATGACACAGATTCCTGATAACATGAAGACATATCTCAAGACCCCTGGAGCTCAGTTCAACCGAGATCCTCGCGCCGAGAAGGTCATCAACTCTGGTATCCTGGCTGTCACTAAGCGGGCGGTCGGTAATGCCATTGCAGATGACGAGCCCTACACCATTCGGATCAATTTCCAGAATGGTCGGATCGTCGGGAGCGAAGCTCAGCCTCGTCTGTCCGTGGAGCTTCTCGACGGGCGTGCATCTACGTCTGCGATCGACGTTCCTAAGGATAATGTCGAGGTCTTCCTTGAACTCAAGACTCTCGTTGCCGAAGGGTACCAGCCGATCCTCAACGGCGACTCTTGGGTTGCTCGTGTGAAGTTGGGTGGCGATAGGGTGAAGACCGTGTTCGTTAATCGCGATTTCAACGAGGAGGACCAACGACTCATCGAGGCGGCCCTGCTTCGCGGATTCCTTCCGCAGGTCAGCATGTAACACAAGATAGGAGATATTCAACATGGCATTCAAGACGACGATGGGTCCTGACCTCAATGAGACCAAGGAGACGTTCGACACTCCGCCTCGAGATAACCCGCCGTCCGACTTCTCACCTCTGGTGTTGACGGGCTACGACGCGGTCATCAATGGAGTGCATTCGTATATGAAGGACGGCTACTGGTATGTCGACTGGATGGAATGCACTTCGCTGTTCGGTCGCACGACCATCAGCGCGATGAGTCCGTTCTCGTGGGAATGGATTGCTCGTTGCTCGATTGCAGGTGGCGGATGGGTCCGCGAGAACATTGAGTTCTACCACGCCATCCCTGAGGAGATCCGTGAGCGGTTGTTGTGTCTCCTATTCGACGACACCTATGACATCGAGCAGCTCCCGCCGGAGAAAGACAGGTACTACTACCAAAATGTGATGGACACGTCTTTCATTTTGAACTCATCTGAAAGTATGAGTATCGCGGGCGACAGACAATCCTCTGAGTTCGATACTGATGACGAATAACCTATATTCCCATCAGGAAGAGGCCCTGAGGCTCCTACACAGTGGCAAAGTCTTGGTCGGCGGTGTCGGCTCGGGTAAGTCACGTGTGGGGGCCTCATGGGCCCTTTCGAAGGCGGACGCAAAGAAGATCGTTGTGATCACTACTGCGCGGAAGCGAGACTCTTTCGAATGGGAGGGTGAGTTTTCAGCGCTTGGTGCGAATTGCGATGATGTGACGATCGAGAGTTGGAACAATGTCTCGAAATTTGCGGATTACCGCGGTCATGTGTTCATATTTGATGAGCAGCGTGTTGTTGGATCTGGTGCTTGGGTTAAAAGCTTTCTCAAGATATCGAAGCACAACCTGTGGATCTTACTGAGCGCAACGCCGGGGGATACATGGCTTGACTATGTGCCCCTGTTCATCGCGAATGGGTTCTACAAAAACAGGACCGCGTTCTCAGAGCAACACATAGTTTGGGATAGGTTCGCAAAGTATCCTAAGGTGAAGCGATTCGTCAATACTGGTGTTCTCGAATCTCGCAGACGGCGTGTCATCGTGCCGATGCCTGCTGAGAGACACACGAGACGCAATCGAAAGGATATTTACGTACCGTTCGATCGAGACGAATACGATCTGATCGTGAAGAAGCGGATGGATCCTTGGACAAAGGAGCCGATTCGAAACGCAGCAGGGGTGTGTTATGCTCTCCGGCGTAGTGTGAACTCTTCTGGCAACAGATTAGATCGGTTGCGCAAGATCGTTGCGAAGCGACACAGAGTGATCGTCTTCTACAACTTCAACTACGAACGAGACGAGTTGCTGAAACTCAAGGACAAATTCGTAGTAGCTGAGTGGAACGGTCACGCACACGAACCAATACCCGAGGGAAACTCTTGGGTATATTTGGTTCAATACACGGCTGGGGCTGAGGGATGGAACTGTACTGAAACCGATACGGTCGTGTTCTATAGCCTCAATTACTCATACAAGGTGTTGGAGCAGGCGGAAGGTCGAATTGACCGCATCAACACCCCTTACACTGACTTGTGGTACTACTACTTCAAGTCAGAGTCAGGAATCGATTCCGCTATCTCAAAGGCAGTGGCCGAAAAGGCCACGTTCAACGAGCGCGTATTCGCTCACAATCTGTAAAGGAGCGCCATCATGGCAAAGAATCTGGTTATGTTTGATCCCGCCGACAACGAGTGGTGTGTGATCTGTCGTATTGGGAGTATTGGTGATACTCCTAAGGTCGCTATCGCATTCTACAAGACTCGGGATGAGGCAAACGAGGCCGCAGCAAGTCTGCGAGAGAAGATTGACGCCCCCGTCAATATTCAGATCTTCCAGTATTCGTACGCGAAGGATGAGATGGATATTTTGAAGCTGTTGCTGCTTGATGGTATTGATTTCGTCGCGAAGTACATGGTCGGCTGAATCATGGCTTGGCCAAAAGATGTCTGGTGTGTTTTGTCAGTCATTAAGTTTGAGGAGCGATCCAAGCCTTATGCGGTGTTGAGTATCCATCCGAATAAGGCTGAAGCGCAGTCACTTGTGCTTAGATTATCTGAGGATGAGCGTTGGTTGACGACCGTTCGCTTGATGAAGTATAATCGGCATATCGGCGACCTTAAAGAGGGCGACATCCTCTGCGGGTACAAGCTTAATTTGGTCATGAACTACTACGAAAGAGATCAAAAATGACTGATACCGTTGTCTATGGAATTGACCCAAACCGGGGGTGGCTGCTGCATGTGATTGCATACGACTGTGTTAAGAGAACTCGCAGTGACTTCATGGGGTTCTTTAACACTAGGGTCGAGGCCGAGATTCGTCTTGAGCAGATTACCAGCAAGGTGAAGAGTCAGCATACAATAGTCAAGATCGTCAAGGTCCGGGCGTTTGAACAGATTGAAAAGGAGAACTGAAATGATCGCTGTAAAACTCGAGTTCGGACTCGGGGCTGATGGTAACACCGAGTCGTGTATTGTTTTCAACGACAGAGCAGAGGCTCGCCGATTTGCGCACGACGCTATTGACGAGATCTGTGACAAGGTTGGGGTCGATAGTAAAGTCGACAACGCCATAGTTCGTATCTGGGATTTCGAAACCAATAACGAACTCATCAATGATCTGTACTTTGGAGAGAACTGAAATGATCGCTGATTACTCGACTGATGCTATTGGACACCCTGAGCGGATGATCTACCGATTCTCGATCATCGGATATTTGTTCGGGCGAGAATTGTGGAGGAAGACGTTCTTCTGCGATGACAAGGATCGAGGCGTTGCGTATGCCGAATGGTACCTCAAGAACCGTGTGGCGGGCATCGCTTGCGATCGATACCGGGTCGAGTTCTTCGACGGGGAGAATACTCGTACGGTGCTTGGTGGACGGGCTCCTAAGAAGATGGATCCTTGGAAGGATGTCGTCATGATGACGTACTCTCCTTGGGATACGACTTTCAAGGGAGCCGCCAATCAGGCTGGCTGGAAGGAACGTCACGGTGTGTCGCGGGTTCGTAGCGCGGCTATGCGTGTTGGCGTTGGAGCCGGCCGACACTGATTTTTGATGGGTGGGGGATCTCTTAAATGGGGTCCCCCGCTCGTCAAAAGAGACCTGGATTATCGTTTTTTGCCCCCGGCTCTTAAGTGGGTTAAGTGGGTTAAGTGGGTTAGTCAGTTTTGCCGATTTTGCCAATTTTCGTCAAATGGGGTGGGCAGTATGAGTGGGTTAGCGTTTTTGACGAAAAATTGCTTGACAGTTTTGTCAAATTTGACGTTTTTGAAATGAAAGTGTCAACCTCTTTTTCGTTGGAATAGCAACGAAAAGTCTATTCATTTGACATTTGACACTTTTTTTTATTAAGTAAGTAAGTAAAAAAATATATATATAATATAAAACCCCCTCATTTTTGTCATTTGGCAAATTCCCTAAATTTTACCAAATCTTTACCTAAGTGATTACCCCGTCCGAGAAGCAGCCGCTCTCTCAAAAATCTGGGCCGCGGGTGACCGCTCTTACGAGAATTCTTCATCTAGGACTTTAGTCCTATATTCATGTAAGTGGGTTTGTTCAACGTCGAAACACGTCTAGCATAATGGAGAGAACGAAGGAATCGACCTTTAACCCACTTAAGTGGGTATGAGTGTCACATTAGTCACACCTGTAACAACTCTCCTTATACCGTTTATCGCACCCTCGAAAGGAGCCAACATGAGCGTGCGCGAGAACAAGTACCAGGCTGGTCTGATCAAACGGATCACTGCCCGGTTCCCACACTGCATGATCTTGAAGAACGACCCGAACTATATTCAGGGCGTTCCAGATCTGATCGTCCTATGTGATGGACGATGGGCCATGCTCGAAGTTAAGGCCTCTGCCAAAGCTTCGCATCAGCCTAACCAAGACCACTACGTCGCGAGACTCAATCACATGGGATTCGCTCGATTCGTATATCCTGAGAACGAAGTAGAAGTACTTCGAGACCTCGAAGCCTATTTCGGGCAGGAGTACTTGTGAGGTTCTTCGATCACAACAACCTCGCCGGCAAACACGCATTCCTCGGGGCCAGCAAATCGTCATGGCTCCGATACGATGAAGCGAAGCTACGGGAAACCTATCGCAAAGCACAAGCGGCTGCGCTTGGAACTCGCTTGCACGAATTAGCTGCAGAACATATTCAGTTGGGCCTCCCATTTGGAGAGCCTGACGAACACGACCCGCTTATGTCAACGGTCGCGAAGTTCGTTAACGACGCAATCTCGTACAAGATGGGCCCAGAGACGGTACTATATTACAGTGAGTACGCCTTTGGGACCGCAGACGCCATATCCTTTGACGAGGACTCCGAATTCCTTCGTATTCACGATCTCAAGACCGGGGTTGGTCCAACTAAATTTGAGCAACTCGAAATTTACGCGGCCCTGTTCTGTCTTGAGTATGGCGTGCAACCAACCATACAGATGCAACTCCGCATCTACCAACATGGCGAACCTCGAACCCATATTCCCGAGTCCGACGACATCCGGGATATTATGGATCGGATTGTTCATTTCAGTGATATTCTCATGGAGAGCGACAATGACTGAAGATACCCTGTCCCACTACGGCATTTTGAGGAAATCCGGCCGTTATCCTTGGGGCTCCGGTAAAGACCCTTACCAGCGTTCCCGCGATTTCCAGGGCCTCGTCAAGGGGCTCGCCGATAAGGGCATGAGCGAAGCTGAGATTGCTAAGGGTCTCGGTATGACCACGACCGAGCTCCGTGCCACAAAGTCCATCGCCAAGCGCGAACGACAGGCGGTGGAGATCGCCATGGTCCGGAAGCTCGATGCAAAGGGCATGTCCCAGGCTGCCATTGCAGACCGCATCGGTGTTTCTGCTTCAACTGTCCGCAACTACCTTAAGGACGATGCCGGCAAGACCTCGTCCAAGATCGAGGGCGTCGCGGATATTCTCAAGCGAGAGACCGACAAGCACCGTTATATTGATATCGGCAGCGGCACAGAAGTCTCGCTCGGCACCACCGCAACCACACTCAAGCTTGCCTCGGCCACACTCGAGGCACAAGGGTACCAGGTCCAGGATATTAAGATCCGCCAGCTGGGTACCGACAACTACACATCCACTCGAGTTCTTGTCTCCCCTGGCGTTCCCAAATCTGAGACCGTCCAGAATCTTGACAAGATCAACGTCGTCGGCGTCCGTACAGATCCCGACGGCCACAAGCTGTCCCTCAAGCCGCCCGCACCACTCGACTCCAAGCGAGTCATGGTTCGATATTCTGAAGACGGCGGCACAAATATGGATGGCGTTATCGAGATTCGCCGGGGTCTGAAGGATCTTAACCTCGGCAAGTCCAACTATGCCCAGGTGCGTATTTCTGTTGACGGAACGCACTATCTCAAGGGCATGGCCATTTACGCGGACGACCTTCCCGCGGGCAAGGATATTCGGTTCAACACGAATAAATCCAAGAAGGTCCCCATGATTGGTGATGGCGACACGGTCCTCAAGAAAATGAAGGCCGACCCGGACAATCCGTTCGGTGCGACCATCCGCCGGCAGATGGAATATATTGACAAGGACGGCAAGAAGAAGCTGTCCCCAGTCAACCTCGTGAACGAGGAAGGATCTTGGGGCAACTGGTCTAAGACTTTGTCGGCCCAGTTCCTCTCGAAGCAGGATATTTCCTTCGCCAAGCAGCAGTTGGATATTTCAACTGACGAAGCCAATAAGAAGTTCAGGGATATTATGGCCCTGACTAACCCCGTGCTTCGCAAGAAGGCCCTCCAGGATTTCGCAGATGGTTGCGACTCGGACGCAGTCCGTCTTCGCGCCGCCGCAGTTCCGGGCCAGGCATACCAGGTTCTGCTCCCGGTGACTACTCTGAAGCCCACGGAGGTATATGCTCCGAACTTCAAGAATGGTTCAAAGGTCGCTCTCGTTCGATATCCTCATGGAGGTACGTTCGAGATCCCCATCCTTACCGTAAATAACGGTCATAAGGACGCCAGGAAGACCATCGGAGAGCTTGCCAGGGATGCCATTGGTATTCATCCGAATGTCGCTCAACGGCTCTCTGGAGCTGATTTTGATGGCGATACGGCGATGGTTATTCCGGTCACACCGCGGAGTCGTATTCGTTCGACATCCCCTCTCAAGGGACTCGAAGGGTTCGACCCCTCTGCTGCATATCCTGGATATCCCGGGATGAAGGTTCTCAGTGAGACTGGTAAGCAGAAGCAGATGGGCATGGTCAGTAATCTTATTACCGACATGACTATCAAGGGCGCTACCGAGGCTGAGCTTGCCCGGGCAGTCCGTCACTCGATGGTGGTTATTGACGCGGCCAAGCACAAGCTTGACTACCGCACATCCGCTGTCGACAACGGTATCGCCGAGCTCAAGAAGAAGTATCAACCCGAGGGTGGCGTGAGCACTCTTATTTCTCGCGCCGCATCCGAGGTGGATATTCCAAAGCGGAAGCCCCGGTCTATGGCAAAGGGCGGACCTATCGATCCGGTCACGGGCAAGAAGGTTTATGAGGAGACAGGTGAATCATATTCTGTCACCCGTGAGTTCAAGACCAAGGATCCCCGTGTCGAGACCCGTCTCCGTACATCGAAGGCGACCCGCATGGAATTGGTAGACGACGCGCGCAAGCTTTCATCGGGTACCCCCATGGAAGAACTGTACGCCCGTTACGCCAACAACATGAAGTCTCTGGCAAATACCGCCCGTAGGGAGATTGTCAATACCCCCACCCTGAAACGAGACCCGGGTTCTGCCAAGCAGTACGCTGATGAGGTAACCTCCCTCAAGGAGAAAGTCCGGGTGGCCCTCACAAATGCACCGCGGGAGCGTCAAGCTCAGCTTGTTGCCGGGGGTGTTGTCCGGGCAAAGGTCGAGGAGAATCCTGGCATGTCCAAGGACGAACGCACCCGCCTCGAAAGCCAGGCGCTCAAGGCTGCACGAATCAGGACCGGTGCTTCCCGCAAGGAGGTACAGTTCGACATCACCGACGCCGAATGGAAAGCCATCATGAATGGTGCTGTGAGCAACGCCATGATGGAGTCCATCGCTCGCTATGCGGATCCTGAGCGTTTGCATGAACTGTCCATGCCAAAGGAAAAGCCTGTGCTTTCTGTCGGCGTTGTGGCTCGTGCTCGTGCCATGGCGAAGAACGGTGCAACTACCTCTGAGATTGCTGAGATGCTTGGCATCAGCACAAGCTCTGTGCTTGAAGCTGTGAAAGGAAACTGATTGAATCATGGCTACAATGTACCTTACAACTACTGACAATCCTTTCAGTCCAAAGACTGAGTTCGATCAGTGGTTGACATTCGACCTGCAGAAAGGTTACAACTCTTGCGGCCTCCTGGACCGTGTGACCAAAACCAGTGACATTCTAAGTGATGCACTAGTTGCTGACGATGTCGAAGAAGCGATTCAATGGATTCTAGATCATGATGTTACTGGAAAGAGAACTTTCGTGATCGAGTGAAACCAATTCAATTGGAGGGAATACCACGGTTCGCCCTCCATTGACCCCCCGGGGGGCTGTCATTTCTTAAACACCCCCCGCCCAAATCGCGCCCCACCTTCGAATTACCCCGGAGGTATATTTCGATTTGGGTTTTGGCTTGCCCCCGCCACTTAGTTCTCCATGCCTGTTTCTTGCTCCTTTCCGGGCATGGGCTGGGGCAGGCGAAAACTCAGATCGAAGTATAAGAAAGGACGCGCGATGGTCAAAAAGAAGACCAAAACTCCTCGAACTCCCGAGGAAGCTGAGCGATTGGCGATCAGTGCTGCCATGGAACTTGCTACACAGCAGATTCTTGACGGTACTGCGAGCAATTCGATGATCATTCATTTTCTCAAGCTGGGCTCCAGTCGCGAAAGACTTGAGCAGGCTCGCCTTGAGGCAGACACGACTCTTGCTCGAGCAAAGGTTTCAGCACTTGAGTCTGCTGCCCGTACCGAGGAACTGGTTCAGGAAGCACTGGCAGCTTTCAAGGTATATTCTGGAGATTCAGATGCGGAGCTATGACGAACTCAGGCACCTACACACATTCGAAGAACGTCTCGAGTATCTCTCACTCAATGGAGCATTTTTCGGCGAGACCTTCGGTGGATCACGGTGGCTGAATCAGAGTTTCTACCAAAGCGATATTTGGCGAGAGGCTCGCACTCAAGTTATCGCGAGAGATCTTGGATGCGATCTCGGTCTCGAGGGTTATGAGATTCACGACGGCATCGTTGTGCATCACATCAATCCTCTAACACCTCGTCAATGTGAGAATTTCGACCCATGTATGTGGGATACCAACAATCTCATATGCGTCAGTCGAGATACTCATAATGCAATCCATTACGGAACCAAGGCATTGGCTCTCGACGACTTCGATCCAAGATCGCCAGGCGATACAAAACTATGGTAGGAGGCTAAATGTCAATTCTACACGACACAAAGACCTACCTCGGGTTGATGGAGGATGACACTTCATTCGACAGCGAAGTTAAGGATGCCATTGACAATGCTTTGGCGACTGCTACTCAGCTAAACCGCGAAGTTGGCAACCTATCGTCCGAGGCAGATTACCCCACCACGACTCTTGGACGGATTCTACGTCAGTATGTGAACTTCTCGGTTCGTCTGATGTTCGATCCGCCGCAAACCTCATTCGCCATCAAGGCCGTTGAGGCGCTGCTGAAAGAGGCGGAGTGGCGATTGACAATCCAGTGATTGGAGAAAACCATGAGCGAAGATTATCTGTCTCATTACGGCGTCCTCGGTATGAAGTGGGGCGTCCGTAAGAAGACTGAAAGCTCCAGCGGAGTCGGACTTCGGTCCGTCGAAGAAAAGAAGAAGATCGGCGAAGCCGTCAACGCTGAGGCATTCCGAAAGGAACGCGCCAAGGCCGAGAAGGCTGCCGAGAAGGAACGGAAGAAGCACGAGTCTGAACTCAAGAAGGCCGCTAAGGCAGCAGCTGCCGCGGCTAAGAAGGCTGCTTCCGCTGCTAAGAGGGGTGCTAAGGCTGCCTCTCAGAAGCACGCCGCCAATAAGGCTGCCCGAGCAGAGAAGGCTGCCGAACGAGCTCGTAAGAAGCTCGAGAACCAGAAGCTGAAGGAGGCTCGCAAGGCTGAAGCCGATCGCAAGAAGAAGCAGAAGGAAGCTGAGCGCGCTGAGAAGAAGCGAATCGCTGACGAGAAGAAGGCAGCGAAAGAAGCCGAGAAGAAGCAGAAGGAACTCGAGAAGCAGAAGGTTCCTAAGGGCGGCATTCCGGCCGATCTGCGGAAGGAAGCTCCTCGACGTCTCTCATCCACAGATCTCATTGAGCAGAATAAGCGACTCAATCTTGAGAAGCAGAACTACGAACTCAAGGAGAAGCTCAGGGAGTACGAGAATCAAAATAGGAGTGCTCTGGCCAAGACTGCAGATCTCTTCGTTGATGAGGCTCGCAAGAACCTGACGAAGTATGCAGCTCGAACGGCGACCGACATGCTCACGGCTGCTCTCGACTCCAAGCTCAAGGGTACCGAGTATGAAGGCATCGCGAAGATGGCTAAGGATTCATTCAACCTCGACGCAATCCTTAAGAATTCGGTCGGTAAGAAGTAGGTATGGCGCTATCCAATACTGCCACCCCTAAGTATTACGCCCAGTTCCGCGAAAAAGTCCTTGCCGGCGAGATTCCGGTATCGCACACCATCGAGATGGAGATGAATCGGATCGACGACTTGATCGCCAACCCGAGATACTTCTATGACGATAGTGCTATCGATGGATTCATCGCTTTCTGCGAGAATGAGATGACGCTTGTCGATGGCAGCGATCTGACGCTTCTCGATTCGTTCAAACTCTGGGCTGAATCGCTACTTTCGTGGTTCTACTTCGAGAAAGTGACGAAGTTCGTTCCTGACGAAACTGGTCACAACGGTCGATACGTTCAGGTCGATGTCAAAAGGCGCTTGGTTAACAAGCAATACTTGATCGTCGCGCGAGGCGCGGCCAAGTCCATGTATATGGCCTTTATCCACGCGTACTTCCTGACTATCGACCCCACCACAACTCACCAAATTGCCACAGCACCCACCATGCCTCAGGCTGAAGAAACATTGTCCCCATTTAAGACTGCTATCACACGCAGTCGCGGACCTCTGTTCAAGTTCCTGTCGGCAGGCACAGTCCATGCGACTGTCGGAGCCAAGGCCAACCGGTCTCTGCTAACTCCAACCAAGAAGGGGATCGAGAACTTCTCGACAAACTCTCTTCTCGAGGTCCGCCCAATGAACGTCGATAAGCTTCAGGGCTTGCGTTCCAAGGTGAACACAATCGATGAGTGGCTGTCTGGTGATGTTCGACAGAATGTCATCTCCGCTCTCGAGCAGGGCGCGTCCAAGCTTAACGACTGGGTGATTGTCGCGGTCTCATCTGAGGGTACTGTCCGAAACGGCGTCGGCGATTCCATCAAAATGGAATTACTTTCGATCCTTAAGGGCGAGTACTACGATCCCCATTCATCGATCTGGTACTACCGACTGGACGACGTGGCTGAGGTCGGGGATCCGAACATGTGGGTTAAGGCCCAACCCAACCTTGGGAAGACCGTGTCTTACGATACATACCAACGCGATGTCGCTAGGGCCGAGAATGTCCCATCTGCAAGGAACGACATTCTGGCGAAACGGTTCGGCATCCCGTGTGAGGGATACACATATTTCTTCAAGTACGAAGAAACTATCCCCCACAACCCACGAGAGTTCTGGCAAATGCCATGTTCCATGGGCGCAGACCTTTCCCAGGGTGATGACTTCTGTGCTTTCACGTTCTTATTCCCGCTGTCCACTGGTGACTTCGGGGTCAAGACTCGAGCGTACATTACTACTCGCACGTTCGACAAGCTTCCGGCTGCTGGTCGTGCGAAGTATGAGTCATTCATCCGAGAAGGATCTCTCCAGGTCATGGATGGAACAATCCTGGACATGATCGAAGTCTATAACGATCTAGACGAATACATCTTGAGATCTGAATACGACGTTCGAGCGTTCGGGTATGATCCATACAACGCCAGAGAGTTCGTTGAGAGATGGACAACCGACAACGGTCCATACGGTATCCACAAAGTCATTCAGGGCGCGCGAACTGAGTCAGTTCCATTGGGCGAACTCAAGAGTTTGGCTGAAGATCGGAGACTTATCTTCGATCAAGAGCTATTCTCCTGGGCGATGGGCAATACTATCACCCTTGAGGACACCAATGGTAACCGGAAGATCTTGAAGAAACGAATGGATCTCAAGATTGACTCAGTCGCAGCCTTGATGGATGCCTGGGTCGCGTACAAGAATCAACTCGATGACTTCGCCTAACGAGAGGAGGTAATATGGGTATTATGTCACGGTTGGCTCGGGCATGGAACGTGTTCGCACATGATCGCCCAGATCGTTACAAGAATAGTAACTACAGCGAATACCGTCCGAGCTATCGTTCTATCGGTTCTACAAACCTGGTCCAAACGCTATACAACAAGATTGCGTTGGACGTTGCGAATACGCCGATTCGTCATGTCAAAGTAGATCAAAATGGTAGGTATGACAGTGAGAAGGACTCATCTCTGAACGAATGCTTGTCTCTGATGGCAAACATCGATCAGACTTCGAACGCTCTAATCTACGAGCTTGTCTATACGATGTTGGAAACTGGTAGTGCAGCTCTGGTTCCAGTAGACACCGACACCGCTCTGAACGAGGAAGGGTCATTCGACGTCCTTTCTCTCCGCGTTGGACGAATTGAGAGTTGGTATACTGACTCAGTCGATGTGAATCTGTATAACGATCGCAGCGGTAATCGAGAAACGATTCGTATCTCGAAGAATTCCGCAGCAATCGTGTACAGTCCACTATACGATGTTACCGCTAGCAACAGCTCTTTGGCCAACCGCCTTGCTCGAAAGCTCGATGCACTTGATGCCATCGACAATTCCGCTCTGGGTAAGAAGTTGGATCTGATCATTCAGCTTCCATACTCGGTCCGAGGCGAACTTCGACAGCAGCAGGCTGAGACTCGACGTGAAGCGATTGAGCAGCAACTTCGAAATTCTGAAATTGGTGTGGCATACGTCGATGGAGCTGAGAAGATCACGCAGCTCAACCGTCCTGTCGAGAACAACCTGCTTGATCAGGTCAAGTACCTTTCCGAGCAGCTGTATAACGCCCTCGGTTTCACAGAGAGTGTATTCAATGGCACTGCCGATGCTGAGACCAATCTGTCTTACTATAACCGGACAGTTAAGCCGATTCTCGATACGATCACGAAGTCGGCAACTATGGTATTCCTGACCAAGACCGCTCGGTCTCAGGGTCAGCGGATCATCTACGTGAGGGATCCGTTCGCGGCAACTTCGCTCGACAGTATCGCATCGATGGCTCAGACGTTCATCACTAACCAGGTTATGACTCCGAACGAGATCAGGTCGATTATCGGCTTGCCGCAGTCCACCGATCCTAAGGCAGACCAATTGGCAAATCCGTACACATCATCCGCAAATGCAGATCAACGGTCTAACAACGACCAGGAGGTTCAAAATGGCAGCGCTTAATAACGTCGCCGACTTCGACGGGTGGGCAACCGTCGCAGGAATCAAGTGCTCTGATGGGCGAGTTATCTCTCATCATGCGTTTGAACAGAACGATGGGGCTGTCGTGCCTCTCGTTTGGCAGCACGGTCACGACAACGTGACTAATGTTCTCGGGCATGCCCAGCTCGAGAAGAAGGCTGAGGGTGTTTACGCCTATGGGTTCTTCAACGGATCCCAGCAGGCTGAACATGCACGTGAACTGATTGAGCATGGCGACGTTACAGCGATGTCGATCTTCGCGAACAACCTGAAGCAGGACGGCAATGTTGTCAAGCACGGCAACATCGTCGAGGTGTCGCTCGTCCTTAAGGGTGCCAACCCAAAGGCGACGATCGAGAACGTTACCATGGCCCACTCTGATGGCGAAGGCTACTCCGCGATCATCAAAATGGGGGATGGCGACGTTACACACGAAGACTTCGAGGGCTCCGAGGAATCGGACTCCGAAGATGAGTCCTCTGACGAGGACAAGACCATCGGTGAGATCCTTTCCACCCTCACCGAAGAGCAACTTGAGGCTGTGAATTACCTCATTGCTGCAGCCATCGATGGGGAGTCTGAAGACTCCGAAGAGACCAACGAAGAAACCGAGGAAGATATGAAGCACAATGTCTTTGAGGGCGACAAGGCCCCCGAGAACGCTCTGTCTCACGCAGCTTTCGCTGAGCTGGTTGAGACCGCCAAGCGAAACAACACCACCCTTCTTGACGAGCTGAAGCACGCCGATTACGGCATCGAGAACATCGGGTACCTCTTCCCGGACGCCAAGAGCATCACGGATGAGCCCATTACTCTCGACCGTGATCAGTCTTGGGTTTCCGTCGTCATGAACGGAACCAAGCACTCCCCCTTCGCCCGTATCAAGTCGGTCCTCGCGGACATCCGCGACGACAAGGCCCGAGCCAAGGGTTATGCCAAGAAGGCCCAGAAGAAGACCGAAGAGGTCATCAAGCTTCTGACCCGTACGACGTCCCCTACGACGATCTACAAGAAGCAGAAGCTGGATCGAGACGACATTGTCGACATCACGGACTTCAATGTCGTTAGCTGGTTGAAGACCGAAATGAAGGGCAAGCTCAACGAGGAAATCGCTCGCGCTATCCTCATTGGTGATGGTCGTACGATCACCGATCCTGACCGCATCGACGACGAGGCCATTCGTCCGATCCTCAAGGAGAACGACCTCTATGCCATTCACAAGTCGCTCGAGTCCAACACCACGGATGAGACTCTTGTGGACGACATCGTCCTGGCATCGGCCGAGCTTGAGGGTTCCGGCTCTCTGACGCTCTTCATTGCGAAGAAGCGCCTGGTCAAGATGCTTCTCCTGAAGGACAAGAACGGTCGTCGTCTGTACGAGACCGAGGCGTCTCTCGCGGGCGCTCTTGGTGTCTCCAAGATCGTCACCATCCCTCAGTTCGAGGGCCTGGAGCACGAGATCAAAGGCGTCAACCACGAGCTTCTGGCTATCGTGGTCGACCTGCGCGACTACACCATCGGTTCGAACGCCGGTGCGGAGCTCGGTATGGCCGAGTCCTTCGACATCGACTTCAACCAGTACAAGTACCTGATGGAGACCCGTCTTTCGGGCTCTCTGACGGCGCCGTACTCGGCCCTGACGATCTCGCGTAAGAAGGCGTGATCCTATGTCGAGGTTTAGCGGCAAGCTAGGCTTCGTGATGACGCGTGAGACGGAGGAAGGTGTTTGGCTAGAGGACTTTGTCGAACTCCCGGTTAAGGGGACTATTCGTAGTCTCTACGTTCGGAACGACAATTCATCTTCGACCAACACCAACCTCCGTCTCACAAACGAGATCTCTGTCCTGATGGATACTAAGATCCAGACATACATTCAAACTCTGAAGTATGTAGTATGGAAGGGTTCAAAATGGGAGGTTCTGTCCATTGGTGTGAACTATCCCAGGCTATCCATCAATCTGGGAGGTCCGTATGCGCACGTATAGAGATCTCCTTCATCTGCTTCAACAAGCGGTTCGGCACAACCGGGTGTATTTCCAACCTCCAGAGAATCTGAAGATTGGATACCCGGCGGTTGTCTTCCACTTGTCGAAGATAGAAATTGACCGTGCCTCCGATGTACCCTACAAGGGCGCTAAGGAATACTCGGTCACTCTCATCACCAAGGATCCAGAGCCAGACGTGATCGACGAAATCCTCAAGATCCCGTATTCGTCTTTGGATACGACATATATCTCGGACGGAATGAATCATTTCGTCTTCACGGTTTACCTTTAAGGAGGGTATCCTATGGCACAGATCAAGTGGGACGAAGAGGGCTCCCATTTCTATCACACTGGCGTTAACAAGGGCGTTCTGTTCCCCTTCGACAACGCTCAGAACCGCTACGGCACCGGTGTCGCTTGGAACGGTCTTAAGACGGTTACCGAAACCCCTGAGGGCGACGAGTCCTCGGACATCTACGCCGACAACCTCAAGTACCTGACCCTGATGTCGGCTCCGTCGTTCAAGTTCACGATCGAGGCTTACACCTACCCGGATGAGTTCGCCATCTGCGATGGCACCGCTCAGCTGGTTAAGGGCGTCAACCTCGGTCAGCAGCCTCGTACGCGCTTCGCGTTCTCCTACTGCACGAAGCTGGGCAACGACACCAAGGGTGATGCTTACGGCGAACTGCTGCACATCATCTACGGTGCCACCGCCGCTCCGTCCGAGCGCGCATACAACACTGTCTCCGACTCTCCCGAGGCGATTTCCTTCTCCTGGGAGTGCTCGACTGTTCCGGTCCAGGTGGAGGGCTTCCAGCCGGTCTCCGTCGTCACGATCGACTCTTCGAAGCTCGACGCGTCGAAGTACAAGAAGCTGACCGACAAGCTGTACGGTGTCGCCGCTGCCGGTGGCGCTACTGCTACCCCGACGCTGGTCATGCCTAACGAGCTGAGGGCACTTCTTCAGTGATCTCACTCACGCTTGAGTTTGGGGGAGAGGAGCGGTTTGACGAGCGTAGTAATACGTTTGTTACACTGGAGCCGTTTACAATTACTCTTACGCATACCCTGTCCGCGGTGGCTGAGTGGGAATCCGTCTACAAACGGTCATTCCTTGAGACCCCACCACAGACTGGAGAAGAGTTAGTGTATTACATCCAGTGTATGTCGGACCGCCCTCTCCCTCGAGATTTTGTCAAGCGGCTCGACCAATCCGTTCAGGTCAAAATAGCAGACTATTTGTCTGACAATGCTACGGCGACAGTTCTATGGAACCCACCGTCAAATGGAGGCCCACGAGATACTATGACCAGTGAACTAATCTACTGGTACATGACTCAGCTGGGCATCCCATTCGAATGTGACAAGTGGAATCTGAATCGGCTATTGACGTTGATTCGCCTCGCCGCAGCCAAGCAGAACAACGGAAAGCCAGACGCTAGGGCTTCTGCGGCCCAGCGTGCGGCTATGAATCAAGCCCGTAGGGCTAGAACAGGGAGTAGAGGATGATTGATATTCCTGTAGATGCACAGGTCCCCGCTGGGCCTGACCCGCATGAGGACAACGACCGCGCCATTTTCGAGGGGGCACGATCTTGAGCAAGATTGATGATGTTCTGAGCCATGCAGCCTATCGCATTGGCTACTATGCTCCCGACGATCCCGAACCCGGTTCGGAGGCAGGCCGTTGGCTCGCCAATAAGATGGGTCAGCCTTGGCTGGCCGGTCCGTCCGAATCCGTTTGGTGGTGCATGTGTTTCGTCTCAATGTGCTTTGACATGGCTGGCGAAATCGATGCCATCGGTGGATTCTCTTACAACACGGACGTCACGAAGAACCGCATGGAGAAGGTCTCCATTGAAGATGCACAGCGTGGAGACGTAGTGCTCTTCGATTGGGATCAGGATGGTCTGACTGACCACGTCGGTATTGTCGAGGCGAACCTTGGTGATGGCTGGCTCCAGACCATCGAAGGTAACACCTCGCCGTCTAACGCGGGTTCTCAGTCTGCCGGCAATGGTGTTTACCGTCGTCAGCGCAGCTGGGGCATCGATTGCGTGCTCCGTCCGGCATGGTCCGACGAAGAGTCCGAAGAATCTTCAGAGGGGACAAACGCGATGAACGATGCTTGGTGGGGTCGTGCGACCACGTACGCACTCCAGGCTTCGCTTAACACTCCTGCTGACGGCATCATCTCCAACCAGGACATCGATGCCGAAGAGGATGTCACTCGAGCCGGTACTGGCTGGGAGTTCGACGAGGATCCCGAAGAGGGTTCTGAGGTTATCTACGCTCTTCAGGAGAAGCTTGGCGTTGAGGCCGATGGTTTCATCGGTCCCGATACCATCTCTGCTCTTCAGCAGCATCTCAAGAATCGCGGACACGACCTCGAGGTCGACGGTGTCGCAGGCTACCGTACGGTGGAGTGCCTGCAGTACGAGCTGTCTAACGGCACGCTCTGGGGCTGAACAAGAAAGGAGGGCCGTCATGATCGAGATGAAGTTCGACGCCGAGTTCGACATGTCAAAATGGTTGACACAAGTCAAGAACAAGAAGCTTCGTGCCGTACTAGCAACTGCTGGCACTCGAGGCGTGGCGGCCCTCCGGGCCAATACCCCCGTTGGAACGGGGAAGACTGCTGCTTCATGGCAGTACAAAGTCAAGCAAACCAAGCGAGGCGTCAAGATCGTTTGGTATAACACGAACATTGTGTCTAAAGTTCCGATTGCGATCATCCTGCAATACGGACATGGGACACGTCAAGGTGGTTACGTCCAGGGTAAAGACTATATCAACCCTGCGATGAAGCCCATCTTCGATGAAATCGACCAAATGGTTGGGAGGGCCATCAATGGGTAAGAGTATTGAGAATAAGGTCGTCTCCCTGGAGCTCGACGATTCGAAGTTCACAAGCCGTGTTGACGGCGTTCTCCGTAATGTCGATCGCCTGAAGTCCGGAATGAACTTCAAGCAGTCTACTGACGGACTCGACAATGTCGGCAAAGCAGCTCAGGATGCATCCAAGCAGATGGGCGGAATTGCGGACGGCGTTAAGAACGTCAACACGTCAATCGTCAACAACTCCACGACCGCAGCAGCAGCTACCGCAAATGTCGGCGCAGCGGCAAAGATTTCATCGACTAATTTTTCCATGCTCGCGGGTGCTGCTTCCGTGGCCATGGGTAACATCGCATCCAAGGCCCTTATGGCCGGTGGATCGGTGCTTTCCTCGTTCACGTTCGGACCCATCATGGACGGTTTCCGCGAATATGAGAACCAGCTTAACGCGGTTCAGACTATTCAGGCAAACACGTTCAGCAAGGGTGAGACCACTGCGACGATCAACGCAGCTCTCGACGAATTGAACGCTTACGCGGACCGAACCATCTACTCGTTCACCGAGATGACACGCAATATCGGTATGTTCACATCTGCTGGTGTGGGGTTGAAGGATTCGGTTGCCGCGATTAAGGGTCTGTCGAACGTCGCAGCAATGTCTGGCTCATCTTCTGAGCAAGCCGCAACGGCAATGTACCAGCTGTCTCAGGCGCTTTCGACAGGCTCTGTAAAACTACAAGACTGGAACTCTATCGTGAATGCCGGTATGGGCGGCGAGCAGTTCCAGGAAGCCCTGAAGCGAACGGCACGAACCTATGGCGTCGAAGTCGACAAGATGATCGACAAGGCCGGATCGTTCCGTAACTCGCTCAAGGACGGATGGCTTACGTCCGAGATCATGATCGAGACTTTGACCCAGTACACGGGCGATCTGTCTCGCGAACAGCTGCTGAGCGCCGGTTACACGGAGCAGCAGGCTGACGAAATTATGAAGTTGGCGGAAACCGCTAACGATGCAGCGACGAAGGTCAAGACTTTCTCGCAGCTGATCGACACAACAGCCGAAGCCCTCGGCTCGGGATGGGCTTCCATCTTCCGAACGATCTTCGGTGACTTCGAGCGCGCTCGCACCATGTGGACGGCTGTGTCTGACGTGGTGAATGGAGGTATCGGAACATTCTTCGATGCTCTTCAGGGAATCCTCGACCGCTGGGATGAACTCGGTGGTTGGGAGGAATGGTGGTACGGTCTCGGTGAACTCTGGACTGCTATCGCCAAGCCTCTCAAGGCTATCGGCGAAGGATTCTTCAGCGCCTTCCAGGGAGATGCGGGCAAGGCTCTGTACGATTTCTCGTACTACTTCCGCCACTCGATCTCGGACTGGCTGATGATGTCTGACGACTTCGCCAACAACCTCGGTAAGGTCTTCAAAATGGCAGGCGAATTGCTCTCGCCAGTTCTTGAGGTCCTCATCGGGTTCGCCTCGGCGATTGTCCAGATTGGCGTGGCCGCGTTCAAGATCGGCATGATCCTTGCTGGAATCTTCATCAAGCCGATGATCCTTATCGCAGCGAAGGTCGGGGACATCGTCTCCGTCTTCAGCGACTGGTTCGGTCAGATGCTTGGTGGAACCGACATCCTCGGAGGCCTTTCTAAGGTCCTCGACTGGATTGTTGACAAGTTCCAGAAGCTCGCCGACTGGATGTACGCAATTGCGGACGTCACGATCACGCCGATCTTTGACGGCCTTAAGGTTGTCATCGAAGCAGTGCTCAAGCCGCTCGGAGAATTCATCGAGACCATCAAGAAGGCTACTTATAACGTCTTCAAGCCTTTCGGTGATGCCGTGTCAAATGTCTTCGGTGCTATCTTCGGTTTCGCGTCAGGCACAGGCGGTCCGATGGAGAAGATCAAGACCGCTTTTGGCGGATTCGGCTCCGGGTTCCTCGAGAACATGACCAAGCTCGCCGACGCCATCGGTCCCAAGTGGTCTGAGAAGGTCAAGGCTTTCTCGGATTCGATTCTCCCGATTAGCGAGACCATCGGCAAGCACCTTGGTGGAGCTGTCGAGAGCGCTGGTAAGGGGATCAAGAAGTTCTGGGACGATGCGTCACCTAGGATGGCTGAAGCCTGGTCTGAATCCACCAAGCGGATGAAGGACTCGATCTCCGGGGTCGGTAAGGCCTTCGGTCGAGCCGGCGATACCATATCCAAGACGTTCGCGCCTCAGGTGCAAGCAGTCAAGGACTTCGGTAAGGCCCTCGGAGACATCTTCACCCACATTGGGGAACATCTCGACAACAACACCTTCTTGTCGTCAATCGGCGACAGCTTCAAGAACATGATGAAGGCCTTTGGTCCGTTTGGATCGCTCATCAACGGCATCATCGACCTGTTCGGGAAACTCGGGGATCTGACCAAGTCTATATTTGGCGGATTCAGTGACGAGGCGGACGGTGCAGCAGGCGGCCTGTCGACCTTCGGGAATGCAGCCTCTGATGCGTTCGACACTCTCGGGTCTGTCGGCGGGACTATCTACGCTGCGGCAATGGGTATTGTCGAGTTCTGCTCATCGGTTGTCGAGGCCATCGCGAATCTGATCGACTGGCTCACTAAGGGTATCGACCAGATCAAGAAGTTCGGTTCTGAATCGCAGGCATTCGGCGATTTCAAAAAGAATGTTGGCAAGGCGTTTGAGAATGTCGGTTCGATGATCCAGACTTTCTGGTCTGGTCTCGGATCTAGTCTCAAGGACTTGTCGATTTCTGATCTCTTGAGTGGAATCCTGCTTGGCGGTGGTCTGGGTATGGGCTTCAAGACCCTTCAAACTATGCTGGGCCAGTTTACGAAGACCACCGATTCGTTCAGTGGTATGTTCGACAAGTTCGGCAAGATTGGCGACTCCATCTCTGGAGTCTTCAATGCTCTGACTGATTCTTTGAAGGCAATGCAGGAAGTCATCAAGGCTAAGGCCCTTCGCGAAATTGCGATTAGCGTTGGTATTCTTGCTGGTTCTCTGTTCATCCTTGCGATGATCCCGGCTGGTCGACTTATTCAGGGTGCTGTAGCAATCGGTGTCTTGACTAAGATCCTTCTCATCGCTCTGACTCAGATCAGTGAGATGAAGATCAACAAGATGCAGATCGCTGGCGTTATCGGTGCCGTAATGGCATTGTCTATTGCAATCCTGCTGATGTCGATCTCCGTCGGTATCCTAGGATCTATGAAGCCGAGTACCATCATTCAGGGTATCGGGGCCGTCATGGTCTTGGTACTGGGGATGACTCTGGCGGCCAAGCTCCTTTCCAAGAATGCTGGTTCGATGATGGCAGGTGTGGGGTCGATGATCGCTATGGCGATCGCGATCAACATGCTCGTGATCCCGATCATCGCTCTCGGTCTGCTGCCCATCAAGGTTGTCGCTCAGGGAGTCATCGCCGTCGGTATTCTTATGGGGATTCTGGTCGGCTTCGTTCTTCTAATGAACAAGGCCGCTAGCGATCTCGGCAAAATGGCAGCCATTTCGATAATGTTGGTCGCATTCGCATTCTCGATTCAGATGCTCGTGGCCGCTGTCGCGGTAATGGGTTACATGGACATGGCTAAACTATTCCAAGGAATAGTCGGTTTGTCCGCAGTAGTCCTGTTGCTAGTGGCCACCGCGAACCTAATGCCCGCGACCGCCATTGTAGGAGCCGGGGCTTTGATCCTAACCGCGATTGCAATGAACATTGCGGTCGGGGCGATCGTACAGATGGCAGATCATAGCTGGGGTGAAATCCTTAGCTCGCTTGGCAAGCTCTTGCTTGTCGTCGGGGTGATTGTTGCGGTGTCCTTCGCGGCTCAAGGCGCCCTCGTTGGTATTGCGGCTATCACATTGCTGTCGTTTGCATTGCATATGTTCTTCTCGGCATTGATGGTGGGCGCCAGTCTGACCTGGGAACAACTTGCTATCGGATTGGTAGCGCTTGCGGGTGGGCTCCTTATTCTGATTGCGGCGGGGTACCTCGCTATCGGAGCAGCCCCCGGTCTTATTGCTCTAGCCATCGCCATCGGCATTCTTGGTGCGGTCATCATCGGCATTCTCGCTGCGTTCACGGCTCTGGCAATCGTTGTCACTGCCTTCTTGGCAGTAGCGGCGGCGGCTGGTCCTTCTATCGCAGCGGGTATGGTTGCTGTAGCAGCGGGTATTGGAGCGGCTGCGGCGATCATCGCGGCGGCATCACCAGCGATCCAGGCGGCACTGATCGGTGTCTTCACCGCGATCGAGAACTCCGCGCCAGCTTTGGGTAAGGCTCTTCAGGCACTGGTTAAAGCATTTGGCCCGGCCGTGAATGAGTTGGTCATTGTCGCAGGCGTTGCACTCCGACAGTTCATCAGTCAGTTCGCACAGACGGTCAAGCAGAAGATGCCTGAACTTATTGAGACCTGGACGACTATTGTCGGTGGTATCCTTCAGACCATTCGAAACATCTGGCCTGATGTGATTAACACGGTCATCGATCTGCTGTATCAGCTGATCACTGCGATCGTCGCTGCTCAACCAAAGTTCATCACAGCCTATGTGGAACTGTTGAACGGGTTCATCACAACGATCAAGACCTGTGTGCCGCTGATTGTCGAGGCGATACTAACGCTTCTCCAGGCGCTGCTTGATGGCATCACAGCCAAGATTCCGGATCTGACTACATCGGGTGCGAACCTTATCGCAGCTCTGATCCAAGGTATCGCCAATAGCTCTTTGATCATCATCAACGCTGCGTGGGATGCCGTCATTACGTTCATCAATGGATTTGCTGATGCAATTGATCAGAAGGGGCCAGAGCTTCAAGCCGCGGTCGACAAGCTGATTTCTGCCATCATCAGGTTCATCACGAACGGTCTGACGGGGATGTCCAACAAGTTCACATCGCATGCGGGGTCCATCGGACGCAACATCATCAACGGTGTTGTCAGTGGTGTGTCTGGCGCCGCCGGGTCCCTTTACAGTAAACTCAGCAATGTGGCCTCGAACGCTCTTAACTCGTTTAAGAGTACTCTTGGTATCCACTCGCCTTCGCGTGTATTCGCGACTGCGGCTGGGTTCATTGTGGCAGGTATTGTACAGGGTATCGACAAGAACCAGGGTGACGCTGTGGATGCTATGTCGGGCCTCGGCGATGACATGGTGAACGCAATGTCCAACCTGGATACCGATTGGAATCCGGTTATCAAGCCGACTGTTGATCTCTCTGAGGTTAACGGCCTGCAAGATCTCACGATGAACGATCTGAACGCGACGGTTGTCGGAACTTCGGTTCAAAATGGCAGCCAAACAGCGCAGGAGATTCGAGCACTTCGAGACGAACTACGCAACAACCAGAAGCCAATGGTATTCAACCAATACAATGAATCGCCAAAGGCGCTCGATCTTAACGATCTCTATCGTCAAACTGAGCGCCAACTTGAACGAATGAAGAGGATGTAACCCACATGACGTACACAAAGGTTCGAATACTTAACGACAATGGTATGGAACTGCCTCTGTATTTGAATCGCGTAGACCGAGGGTGGGTCGCCCAGATCTTAAACGGATCTTTCGGTCCAAATAGGGAATATAACTTTACGGGAAATGTCGTTACCTCGATGTCTGAAAAACAGATCGACATCAACATGCGTCTGACGCCCGCTGTTCCCATTCCCGAGCGACCTGCTAGATACTTCCTCGACTACCTTTCGTCTAAGAGGATCTCCACCGTCGAACTTACAGACCCCTCCCTCATAGTTCCGGTCGTCAAATACAAACCGAACGAAACGACAACATATACCGAACCGACTATCACTTTCGGTAGGGTCTCCCCGTTTACACAATCCTGTGTAATTCGCGAACTTAAGTACAACTACACGGAATCTCCGGCGACCATCGAATTTACTGTTTCGACAAAACTGCCGATCATGTACGGGTATTCGTTTACACTGTATATGGGACTCGGTAACCAGAATTGGACCCGAGCACAGTCTGATATCGTTTCGACAATCCAAACGATCGCTACACAAATCGGACCGGTAGATCTCCGCGAACTACAATTGTCCCTACCCGCTATCGGAACTTCGAAGTATAGAATTTTCGATGGTGATATGGACATGTTCGCAGCTATGCTCCAGGGCAACTCATCCAGTAATCCTGGCGTGTTCTCGATGTATGGTTTGATCGACGGGACCCGACGCTTTAGTATTTCGGGCGGATATGATGCGAATGCGGCGGCATGCTATGCGTATGAATCGTATCCGGCGTTCGACATTAGACAAATGTCGTCTTGGCTGAGATACATTAAAGAGCCGCCAAAGATTAAGCTTGATGGCATAGGAAACGGTTATTGTAAGCTAGAAATGGTCATGGCTAGAAAGAGTATTTAACGATGCCAAATGTTGTTCAGGTACTTGGCGGAAAATCAATGGGTACCTTTTCGGCGATTCCAGTTTTTGACACGCTGATCAAGGAGGGGTTATACACTGCTTCGATGACATTTAGATGCAAGGGGCCGTTTCCGTACCCGCCGGGGACGGTCGCGTGCTGCTTTGGAGCAACGCCAACTCCGTTCGTGGTGGAGGAAATATCATACGAATCACAAGGTATCAGTGAAATTCGCTGTATCTCGGTTTGGGAATTACTGAAACGTCGTAACAAATGCGCGGGGTATGAAAATTTATATCCGACCACGTTCCAACCACTGGCGTTGTTCAAAGGTTTTCTGGATACTATAAATAAAGACCCAAACCGATGGTTTGTATATTGGCTAAGGGGTTCAGTTCCATCTGACGTCGCAAGTTATTCGGATAAGTTCGACCCGTCTACGAGTATATATGATGATATGTACAACGCAGCGTTATACAATCAATTGTATTTCACTTCGGACATTAGAGTGACTAACGGCATCAATAACAATTTGGACATTACGCTGTACGCCAAGTCATTGAACGACCAATCAAACATCGTTGATCTTGGTCCCCTAGATTCAGTATCCTCTAGACTTACTAGACGACTCCCCAGCGCCCCAACACATTGGTATATTGGAAAAACCAGTGACTACGGTATGTGGAAGATGGCATCCCGAGGTCGGATTCATACATGGTATGAAAATCGACCATATATGCAAAACACAACCGACTGGCAAGGTGTATATCGCTACGAATCCGGAGTCCCCGGTGGTAGCGATCGGGAATGGGGCCAAACCACCGAAGAAATTCGTTGCGAACCCCTTAGGTCGGTAACCGTCGATATTGATGAAGTTCAGTCAGAACGCTTCTATAGACTTCCGATCGGTCGACCCGTCCAGGCGACAATCATGGAAGTTATGTTCACCGGATATGTCATCGAGAGAACCGTGAGCGGTGGCGACCTCACAACATATTCGATCAAGATCCAACCGGATCGATTCTACCAATACGGTGAGGAGGTAACAGATAAGTGGATTTAACAAAGGTGGCCGAATTTACAAATCCGTTGATAACGACGGTGCTCAGTGGCCCAGGAATCTGGGCGTGGGCAAGAACGCGAACCCAGCGCAACGACTCAGAAGACAAGCTCCTACTACACGTCGCCAAGAATCAGCTTGTGGCCCAAGGTCGCGAATATCTAAATCGCGGGTACATCACAATGGATGAGTATGAAGAATACGAATCCGTGTATAAGGTGTATTCAGATCTGGGCGGAAACGGCCTTGCGCGACGCATATTTGAACAGGTGGACGATCTACCTATGATGCCCGACGGCATTGACGGAAGGAAGAACAAGTGAACAATCAGGTCTACGATATTCTCAAGCGCGTGGCGCTTATCATCATCCCCGCACTCGCGACGTTCGTCAACGCCGTGGGTATGGTCTGGGGTGTCCCACACACCAACGAGGCAACCGCGACAATCACCGCGTTCGGTGTCTTCCTCGGGGCAGCTCTTGGAGTCTCTTCCAAGAACTACGAGCCCGAGACTCACGGCGACCTCGTGGTGTCGAAGCATGACGACGTCTACGCGGACTTCACGGTCGAGCCTGCAAACCTTAAGGACGGCGACACCATCGTCCTGAAGGTGACCAAGCCGGCGGCGTAAGAAAAACGTTCGGCATAGTGAGTACTACCCACTCTACACGAAAGGACTCACCATGTCTAACGTCGAACGCCTCTACGAACCTGAGGACCTCGAGAACGAGGTGCTTAACTGGCTCGGTGGAGAGGACCCGTCGACCAGTGAGTACACCACTGCTGTTGGTAACCTCGAACGACTGCACAAGCTCGTTAAGGACTCTGACCTTAAAGAGAAGCTTATGCCTTCGTCCGAGACCATTGCCAACGGTGTGGTGTACTTGCTCGGTCTTATGGCGGTCCTCAACTACGAGCAGACACACGTTCTTGCCTCAAAGGCATTTTCGATGCTGAAGTTCCGTAAGTAGAACTGCTCGAAGTCTATAACCCTAAAACCTAGGATTATAGACTTTTTCGGTTACCGTATATTTTACGCGGCGAATAGTGAGAACTATTCATCCTTCTATTTGAAAGGAATAGCCATGCTTTACACCGCCATTTCCATCCTCAATGGATTCGCCTTCCTCAGCACGCTCATTGTGCCGATTTGGGCGATCTTCCTGACTGGGGTTGCTGGCTACCTGGCATTTCTGGATAATTGAATATCCATCCTATAACCCCTAACACGGGTTATAGGCTTTAACTAACACAAACTAACACAAACTTTACACAACTAATAATGAGAACTATCAACCCTCTTTGAAAGGAACCATCATGTTCAACGCACTCACCATCGTCGTTTGCATCCTCCTCGCCCTCTCTTTCACCTACAACATTTGGCTCGCCTATGTTGCTGATCGCTACGAAACCACCATCAAGAAGGTGGCCGCCTCTAGCGTCCGCGCATACCGCGACCTTGCTGACGGTGAGGCCAAGGCTGAGGTGCTCGACACCCTCATGCGTGACCTTGATCACGACCTCAATGACTGAACCTCAACCCTATAACCCCTAACACGGGTTATAGGCTTTGACATATTTTACGGTCCTCATAACGAGAACACACCACTCTGAAAGGACTCACCATGTTCGTCATTCCCGCAATCCTTGTTTTGCTCAACGTCCTCCTCATCATTTCTTACTACTACTTTAACGTAATTGACCGTCGCAACGCGACGACAACTACGGAAAAGATGCGTGACGAAATGCGGGAGATGGATCGAAAGCTCATCTATGGGTACTGGAATAACCAAACCCCCGAGAATAAGTGACTCTCCACCTATAACCCCTAACACGGGTTATAGGCTTTGACATATTTTACGGTCCGTATAGTGAGAAAACACTACTTTGAAAGGACTCACCATGTTCATTCTCGCAATCGTTTCTACGTTTGTTCTGTCGTGCACACTCACTTTCCTCTGGCTCAAAGTTCGCCAAGTCATGAACGAAACCCACGATTTGTGGAAGATTTGTTCCGGCGTGCGAATTCGCTACGACCGTGAGATGAGCATCTACCACGATGACAACTTGACGCTTGCCGAAAAGTACAAGAAGATCTACAATCACTGAAGTAGACCTCTCGCCTATAGCCCCTAACACGGGTTATAGGCTTTGACCAACATATTTTACGAAGCGAATAATGAGAACTATCAACCCTCTTTGAAAGGACCACTCTCATGTCGAAGTACGCTTACTCCTTCGTTGCCGCCGCTACCCTCGCGATTGCAGCACCTGTATTCTACAACCTCGGCAGGATCGAACGCACTGTATTCTACAGCAAGACGTTCAACTACGCCTGCTACGGTAAGAACCAGATGCTCCGCAAGCTCTGCGTGGAGCTCATCAACAAGGATCTCAAGCTCACCATGAGCCTCCCCGACCTTGAAGAAAACTGAACCCTCAATCCTATAACCCCTAACACGGGTTATAGGCTTTAACTAACACAAACTTTACGCAATTAATAGTGAGAACTATCAACCCTCTCTGAAAGGAACTCCCATGTTCAAATACTTCCCCGGCATTACTGTCGCCACCATCATCTCCCTGATCATCGGTTACACTTATGGATGCTTGTCTACCACTGAGTACTACAAGTCTCTGTTCAAGACCTCATACACCTCTGACGATCCGGAAGAAGTTGAGAAGGCCGACCAGACTCTGTGCCGGCAACTACACCTCAAGGTGCAGTACCCCGACGAGAACTGATCTCACCCAACACCTATACACCATACACGGTGTATAGGCTTTAGAAGTCAAAATAGGAGACATTATGCTGGCTATACTCTTGTCCATCGTCCTTATTCCGTTCCCGCTTGTGGTGTGGATTGGTCTAGGATTGCTCGCCAACATCGCAGAGTACCAGGAGAACCCCGTGATCGAGCTCGTCGAAGAGCTCCGCAAAAAACACTCGAATACTAATGAGAACTAACCACTCAAGAAAGGATCTCACCATGTCCAACTCGAACGAACTCGAAGAGACCACCCCGAAGACTCCTCTTATGGACCGCATCAAGACGGTCGCCGAAAAGAGCGTCCCGGTTGCCAAGGTTGCCGCCTTGAGCTCCGTCGCTATCTTCTTTGGCGCTATGACCATCGCCGGTCTGCGAGCGTCCTCGGACTCCTCCGACGACGAGTAGCACACACTCCTCTGAGAACTCTCAACCCCCTATAACCCCTAACACGGGTTATAGGCTTTATTTGAAAGGAAGCACAATCATGACCATGCGAAAGATCTTCAACCTCTCCGAAGTCGACCTCAGCGTCCCCGAAGGATCGCTAATCTCGATCTCGGTTGAGCACTCCGCGCCCGTCCGTCCGAACGCCCTTGAGACGGCTGCGCTGGGGGTCCTCGTCGGTAAGCACATCGATGGCAAGGTGATCAAGCCACTGCGCGTTCCACCGTACAACTACGAGGACATCTACTTCACCGATGGATCCGGCGAACGCCTTCTCATCTCCCGGGACGAGGCTGATAACCCGGATGCGAAGTACGCGATTGTCCCATTCCGATTCGTTATGACCGATCGTCGACGGGCATTCGCCAAGAACATCGTCATTGTCGACAACACCGAGTTGCATGATCCGTATATCATCGTCGACTCTCTCGCTGTTGGATCGGATCCCAACTTCATCCCGATCGCAGCAACATCCATCCTCGGCCTCGATCTCGCCGAGTACATTGCCAACCTCTGATCATCCATATTTTTCAAGAAAGAAGCACAACCATGTCCATCAAGAACACCATCAAGCTCGCCATCAACTGGGTCAAGTCCCACCCGCAGATCCTCATCACCGGTCTGGGTATCGCAGCCTCCGTTGCGACCGCCGTCACCTCCGGTAAGGCTCACGCAAAGGCCCTCGCCAACGACAACGGCGCATCCGACAACCTTCTCGACTTCACCAAGCGCAACTGGATGACCTACGTCCCCGCTGCGGTGTCGCTGGGTGTTACGATCTTCGCGATCGTCTCCCTGCACAACGTCACCTACAAGAAGTACCAGGCACTCGCCGCTGCATACTCCGTTTCGCAGATGAACCTCACCGAGCTTCGCCAGAACTTTGCTAAGAGCGTCGAGGTCATCAAGAAGGGCGGCAAGCCTGCTGACAAGAAGGCTGCCGAGAAGAAGCTCCCCGAGGGCTCGATGGTTATTTTCGGTGACGAGGAGGTCCTGTGCAAGGACGCTATCACCGGACGTACCTTCCGTTCGACTGCGGAGAAGATCCGTGGTTACTGCAACAACATCTCCGAAGACCTGCTGAACTTCGGTCCTTGCCCTCTGAACGACTTCTACGCACAGATCCACGTCGGCGAGACGGGCATCGGCGACGAGCTTGGCTGGGATGGCGGTGTGACCGTCAAGCCCGAATTCCGTCCGGTGCTCCTGCCCTCTGGCTCGCCCGCAGTTGAGGTCGTTCTGACTCCTGCCCCTCAGCCGAACTGGTTCAAGATCGGTTGAAGAGCCGTGACCAAGGAGAATAAGGTCACTTTCACGGACGAGCCGATCGAGTATTCTGAACCCCCAGAATACTGGCCAAACACAAAAAACGGGAGTCCTAATGAGAACTAACCCTCAAGAAAGGACCCCTACCATGTACACCTTCGGAATCATGATTGGCTTCTTTGGCGTTTGCTGCGCCCTCGATCCCAACCGTGCCCGTAAGAAGGCATACAAGAAATCCCAGTCCCAGAACTGAGACCCCCTCCTCATCCTATAGCCCCTAACACGGGTTATAGGCTTTGTCCAAACTGAAAGGAAATCACTACAATGGAAACCTTCGGCAGCATCATCATGCTCATCGTCATCCTCACCTTCATCACCTTCATGATGATCATCAACGCGATCACCAAGATCCTCGGTGGAGGTACCGGCAAGATCGCTGCCACCGGCTTTATCGGCTTCCTCCTTCTTAAGGCTTTCGGCCCGAAGCTTGAGAAGTACATCGAGGAATACCGCAGCATCCGGAACAAGTGATCGCCCAAAATTTAGTATTCGGAAGGAATATCATGAACCGCGCACTCGCGTCTATCGGCGTTGCGGCAGCTGTTATCTGCGGATCTGCCTCCCCTGCTCTCGCAGCAGACAACCCCATCAACGCCGAGATCACCTACGTCTCCTCGGGCAGCGCTCAGGTGTCCTCGCCGGTCACCGTCAAGGGCGCTTGGTCAACCAAGAAGCTCGAGGCCGGACAGACCTTCACGGTCACGTCTGACGTCATCAACTGGGCGTACGACTTCCCGTTCACGCTTAGCGATGACACTAAGATCGGCTCTTGCAAGACCGATAAGGGAACTCTCACCTGCACCGTGGACAACGTCCCGGATGCCGTCGCCAACAAGACCGATATTTCCGGTATTTGGTGGACTACCGCTCGTCTTCAGGAGTCTGTCGTCGGCAAGAAGTCAGGCGAGATCCTCATCGGCAACCGGGCGTATCCGTTTACGTTCGGCGACAAGGACTGGGACAGCGCCTGTGATAGCGACTGCAACGGCGGTCACTACGAGGACGCCAAGCCCGAGAACTCGAAGTGGGGCTGGGTCAATCCTGATGGCACCACTTCTTGGATGATCACTTGGGTCGCTGAGCCTGGCGTTAAGTACAGCATCCACGATGCGTACACGAAGCTTAGCACCTCCGTCAAGTGCGCCAAGGGCGATACCTGGGATCCCAACACGACTGTGTATATCTCGGCCATTCCGGTCAACGATTACACCATCGAGTTCACGGCTCCTGAGGGTGTGAAGGCATGTGTCACATACACCCCCGAGCCGATGGCTACGCCGGCAGGCGCTAAGACCGCGACGAACGTCGCTTACGTAAATGGCACTAAGCTCGAGCGTACGATCGAGGTCGAGGTTCGTGGAGGGACGACCGGAGATGGAACTATCCCGACTCCTGCGCCGAACCCGACCACGACTACTCCCGTGCCGGTTCCTTCTCCCTCTACTGAGACCCCTGATGCACCTCAGTCGGGAGTGAATACGCCTTCCGCTAAGCCCTCTCACTCTGAGACGCCCATTCCTTCGGCCCGACCCACAAAGACGGCCGAAGCAACCAAGCCTAGCGAGACCAAGCTCGCTAAGACCGGAACCTTTGCGGGAGTCCTCGCTGTTCTGGTCCCTCTGATCGCTGCCTTCGGCTCGATCGTATACTTCGTTTCTCGAAAGGAAAACAACTGACATGCAGTCTGTCAAGGTCAAGTACATCAACTTCTTCGGTGAAGAGACTGAAGAAACCCTTTACTTCAACCTCTCCAAGGGCGAGCTCATGAACATGGAGCTTCGTCGCACTCCGCTCTCGGCCAAGATCGCCATGATCAACGGCGGCGAGGCTTCTCCCATGGACGCGTACAAGCTCCTCTGTGAGTTTGTCGCCAAGGCCTACGGTGAGCGCTCGGAGGACGGCAAGCGCTTCTTCAAGGACGACCGTGCGACGAAGGCGTTTATGTCTTCGCCGGCATTCGACGCCCTTCTGGACAAGCTCAGCAACGACCCCAAGTTCTCCAACGGGTTCCTCGCTGGACTCTTCCCGGATGACATCATGGGTAAGGCCAAGAAGCTGATCGAGGAGAACCCCAACGCCTCTCTCGAAGAGCTCCGCAAGATGGCTGAGGCCAACTGATGCCGGACATCGTCCCCATCGAGCCTACTCGGCCCACTGAGGTCTCCCTCCCTGGCAACACTGATAAAGCCAAGGAGGGGGCCTCCCCCGAGAAGAAGGTTGTCGCCAAGGCTAAGGTCCAAAAGAAGTCTGCCGTCAAGGAAGCTCTTCGGACCTTCTTCGCTCAGGATCTCCCAGAGATTGCTGAGCATCTTGTTATTGACGTGGCTATCCCGGCGGCTAAGAACGCTATCACCGACATGGTGACGCAGGGTATTCAGCAGCTGCTCTATGGCGAAGTCGACCCACGACGTCGCTCCACGTCTGGATACACGTCATATTCTAGTGCCTCTCGTTCCGATCGGGGGCGGGGGTACCACGAATCGCGTCAGCCCAAGCCCACGAATGTGGAGGACCTCGTGTTCGATACTCGCGGCGATGCCGTTGATGTGATCGAATTCATCGCCGAATCCATCGAACAGTACGGCCAGGTCTCAGTTGCAGATCTTATGTCGTCCGTTGGCATTCAGCCCCGATACACCGATGAACGCTGGGGTTGGACCACAACCGACGCGTTCGAAATCCGACAGATCAGGGAAGGTTGGCTCGTGTCTGCCGGCCGTCCCGAACCCCTCAAGTAACATATTTGCTCAGAAAGGAGCACTTTCAAATGTCTATCACGACCGCTTTCCACACGGGCATGGCTCGCATCTCGAAGCACGCCCCCACTATTCTCTCGGTTACTGCATCCGCTGGCGTCGTCGCAACCGGTTACCTCGCATGGCGAGCTGGCACTCGTTTCGAGGACTGCGAAGGCCGCGACTGGGAGCGCCGCAAGGAGTGCATCCGCAACGCAGACCAGATCGCCGATGAGGACGTCCATAAGATTGAGATGAAGAACCGCATCCTCTTCATCCTCGATACGGCATACACATGCGCACCTGCTGCGATTGTTGGTGCAGCCACGATCACGATGATCTACTTCTCGAACTCGATTTCGAAGAAGCGTCTCGCGGCCGTTGGCGCGGCGTACACCGCTCTTCAGACCGCGTTTGACGGTTACAAGAAGACCATGGTCGACGCACTCGGCAAGGAGACGGTCGAGAAGATCGTCCGCCCGAAGCTGCCTAACTTTGACAAGACTGCCGATGAGATTCTCTCTTCCGACAACAAGTCTGATGCGGCCGATGTTGTCGACGCAGTTATTGCGTCTATCAGCGATCTCTCGCCCTATGCGCGCATCATCTCCGAGGAATCCTCGAACTGCTGGGACGACAACGAGGACTACACCTCGGAGACTCTGGCAGCCGTCCAGCTATGGGCGAACCGTCGTCTCGAGCGTAAGGGTCACCTCTTCCTGAACGAGGTCTATGATCAGCTCGGACTGTCGCGCACTCGTGAGGGTGCTGTGGTTGGTTGGATCAAGAACTCCGATAACGGCGACAACTACGTCTCGTTCGGAGACTACGAGGCAAACACCTACCGAGTCCCGTCCGAGGACTACTCTCGTGTCGACACGAACTTCATCGTTGACTTCAACGTTGACGGGATGATCTGGGACAAGATCTGACATGCATTACACATCCTGGCTTATCAAGCGAGGGTGTCTCGAGAATTACTCGGAGCTTGCTTCGGTGTGGGACGAACTCGATTTCATGTGGTACATTCCTGAAGACGAAGATAAGGCCATTCAGGCTCTTCGTATGCGGGATGAATACTGCTACGAAACGGGTATGCCCTCGCCGAGGCAAGCTCCGGCTTCGTTCCTTGAGGTCTTCGTGAGCATTACTGATGCCCTGACCGCTATGCTGTACCAGGATCGGGAATCGTTCACGAAGTCCATTCTTCTGAACGTGGGCGCTCGTTCATATTCTGACGACGGGCGCCTACCTTCAGAGATTCATGAGGAGGCTCTTAACATCGCCGAACGTGTGATGTACAGGACCTACTCAAGGAACGGCACCGGCGGATTATTCCGCATACCGGGAACCGATACTCTCGAGATGCCCCTAACGACCCAGATGGTTCGCTGGGCCAACCTGTATGATCCATATCACTAAAGGAGGCCACGGGAGGTGGACTTTTACACGATTGAAACCACACCGATGCGAGGTTTGCCGGGTATGATGGAGGTTGCGCCCTGGTTCCTCAACACGAATTCTCGAGACATCATGTTGCGCGATGGCGACTTCGTCGCTATTTGGAACCCGAATTCGGGTCTCTGGTCAAAGAACGAATTTGATGTGGTGGATCTGGTCGATCGCGACGTTCAAAAATATATCGAGAACGCTCCTGGGCAAAATCTAATGCCAAGATTCTGCGCACGTGATCGAGACGGCGTGTGGAAACGATATCGTCAGTGGACTAAGAATATGGTCGACACGGATCATCCTCTTGATCGAATGCCGGTGTTTGCAGACACTCCAATTCGCCAAGATGATCACGTCTCGTATCGGCTTCCATATTCGCTCGAGGATGGGATTCCAGTTAACTGGGCTAAACTCGTAGACACTCTGTATAACTATTCAGAACGCCAGAAGATCGAATGGAGTATCGGTTCGGTCCTCACGGGAGACTGTCGAAAAATCGACAAGTTTATGGTATTCTATGGCGATCCTGGTTCGGGAAAATCCACCATCTTGAATGTGATGCAGCGACTCTTCGGTGATTACTGCGTCGCATTCGATTCGGAGTCACTCGCCCAGAGGGGCAACTCTTTTGCCTTGGCATCATTCGTTGACGACCCTCTAGTGGCAATCGAGCACGATGGTGACTTGAGCAGGATTGAGACAAATACCCGTCTGAATTCGATCATCTCGAACGAGATTCAACTCATCAACGAGAAGTTCAAGAAGCCGCGCTCCATGCGTATCTCAACTATGTTGATCATGGCGTCAAACAACCCCGTGAAGATTACTGACGCAAACTCTGGTATTCCTCGACGATTACTTGATGTGTCTCCGTCTGGAAGACGTTTACCAATGGACGAGTACACAACTGTTATGGACGGGGTGTATCAGGAACTCGGCGTTATCGCCAAGCACTGCATCGATGTGTATCGTAGTCTGGGTCCGAACTATTACCGAAATTATCGGTCTCAAACTATGGTTTCAGAAACAAATCCCATCTACAACTTCGTCATGGAGATGTATGAAGATTGGGGGTCCGATGACAAAGTCACTCTCGCCAAGGCATATTCAGATTATAAGGACTATGCCTCTGAAACCGGGATCCAATATGTGGTGCCAAGGTATCGGTTTAAAACTGAGCTTTCTCGATACTTTCGAGAACTCCGAGACCGGGTTATGATCGATGGCGTTCATTATAGGAGTCTGTTTATAGGCTTTCGTAATGACAAGTTCGAAAGCTCCGAACTCACCCCAACTGTTGTGAATAGTGAGTCATGGCTCGCCCTACAACAAGGAACCCCTTCAATATTTGACGAACATTTCGCGGGCTGTAAGGCTCAGCTTTCGTCAAAGAACGGCACGCCTAAAAAGGCCTGGATGTATGTGGACACGGTTCTCCGTGATATCGCCCCCATCGACGAACACTACGTACTCATGCCTGAGGAATATATCTGCATTGACTTTGATCTGAAAGGAGACAATGGTGAAAAAGACCTCGATGCTAATCTTCGCGCTGCTTCTGCTTGGCCTCCGACGTATGCGGAAACGTCAAAAAGCGGCGGCGGCATCCACCTCATCTACCGATATCCTGTCGATAAGGATACCCTTGCTGAATATTCGCCTGGAATTGAAATCAAACGATTCCGCGGGAACGCGTCTCTTCGGCGACGACTGTCCCTTCACAACGGGCGAGGTATCGAGGATTATCCGGGAGACCTCCCAGCAAAGGGCCCCAAGATGATCAACAAGAAGCACGTTCAGGATGAGAATCATCTAAGGGCTCTCATTGCTAAGGCGCTTCGTAAAGAAGTGCACGCGAACACTGCTCCCAGTGTCGACTTCATCAAGAGCATTCTTGATGAGGCCTATGAGTCGGGGATCACATACGATGTAACTGACGCTCGCAACGCAGTAACCTCGTTCGCGATGTCTTCGACGAACCAATCGGATCGTTGCCTCAAGATGGTCCAGCAGATGCACTTCATGTCTGAAGACAAGGCTGAGGTGGCAGAGGAAGGAAACGGACGCATCGCATTTTACGATGTTGAAGTCTTCCCGAATCTGTTCGTCATCTGTTACAAGGTTGAGAATCGCCCCGGCGTTCGATTCCTCGTGAACCCCAGTGCTAAAGCTGTGAAGTCGTTGTTGGACCTTCGGTTGATTGGTTTCAACAACCGAAAGTACGATAACCACATCATGTACGCGGCGTCGCTCGGATATTCGAACGCAGAGCTCTTCGAGATCTCTCAGCGCATCATCAACAACGAGAAGAACGCAACATTCCGTGAGGCGTACAATCTCTCCTACACGGATATTTACGACTTCTCGACGAAGAAGCAATCTCTCAAGAAATGGGAGATTGAACTCGGGATCAAGCACCAGGAGAACAACCTTCCTTGGGATCAGCCGGTTCCTGAGGGTCAGTGGGATGATGTCGTAGAGTATTGCAAGAACGATGTCGAGGCCACCGAGCTGGTGTTTAACCATCTCGCAAGCGACTGGGGTGCTCGCAAAATCCTTGCGGAGCTCTCGGGTCTGAGTGTTAATGACACCACAAACCAGCTCACTTGTGCTCTGGTGTTTGGTAAGGAGCGTCGACCTGACAAGTCGAAGTTCGTTTACACCGACCTCAGCGAGATGTTCCCGGGTTACGCCTTTGATAAGTTCAAGGGTTCGTCCTATCGTGGAGAAGATCCGGGGGAGGGCGGCTACGTATATTCAGAACCGGGATATTACGAGAACGTTGCCCTCCTCGATGTCGCGTCGATGCACCCGACGTCGATCGAGCAGCTCGACCTGTTTGGTCCTTACACTCAGCGCTACAGCGAGCTTAAGCAGGCTCGTGTGGCGATCAAGCATAAGGACATGGACGCGTTGAGTAAGCTCTTTGACGGGCGTCTTGTTGAGATTGCGAAGAACTATGATCTTGACGAGCTCGGTAAGGCACTCAAGATTCCGATCAACTCTATGTACGGGCTGACGAGCGCTAAGTTCGACAACCCGGCGTGGGATCCTCGGAATGTTGACAACATTGTCGCGAAGCGAGGGGCACTGTTCATGATCGACCTCAAGCACTATGTGCAGGAGGAACTCGGTCTGACGGTAGCTCACATCAAGACAGACTCTATCAAGATTCCTGGGGCCACGCCTGAAGATATTCGGAAGGTGATGTCCTTTGGGAGGCGGTATGGGTATGACTTCGAACACGAGGCCACCTACGCCAAGATGTGTCTCGTCAACAAGGCTGTGTACATCGCTCGGTACGCATTCCCTCACGAGGGTGAGTGGACAGCTACCGGGAAGCAGTTCCAGGAGCCGTATGTGTTCAAGAAGCTCTTCACGAAGGAGCCGATTGAATTCGACGACTACATCCAGACAAAGCAGGTGAAAACCGCGATGTACCTACGATTCCCGAATAGTGGGGATCACTTCGTTGGTAAGGTCGGGGCGTTTGTACCGATCAAGCCCGACCGGGGTGGTGCTGAGCTCCTTCGGGAAAACAGCGAGGGCGTTGTGAAAGACGCTGTCGTTGGGACCAAGGGCTACTTTTGGAAGGAAGCTGGGATGGTCCGATTCATGCATCAGGAACAGGACGTTGATACGTCTTACGCCGAGATGCTCGCCGATGAGGCAAAACAAGCGATCGAACAATACGTCGATCTTGAAACACTGTGCCGCTGAGAAAGGAAATCATCATGGCATTCAACAACACTCCCTCTGATCTGGTTATCGAAGACGCTCGTCTGCTCTTCACGAACTTTGCAGGATCGCCGACTCGCTACAACCAGGACGGCGGTAAGCGCGAATTCTCGGTCTCAATCCCTCTGAACCTCGTCGAGGATCTCGAGCGAGACGGCTGGAATGTCAAGTACCGCAAGAACCAGGATGGCGAGTTCGATCCTGAGCGCCCTTACCTCGGCGTCAAGGTCTCTTACAAGTTCCGCGCGCCAGCTATCTGGCTGGTTACGGGTGGTCGCAAGCAGCTCCTCAATGAGGACACTGTTGGCACTCTGGACAACATCACGATCAAGACCGCCGATGTTGTCATCCACCCGTCGGTATACGATATCCGCGGTCAGAAGGGTATCTCTGCGTACGTGAAGGAACTGTATGTCGTGATGGACGACGAGTCGGCTTCCTTCGCGTCGAAGTACGCGGATCTCGACTGATCATATTTTAAGGCGGGGGTAGGCTGTAAAAGGTCTGCCCCCGTCTTGGACGAAAGGAGTTGTCATGTACATCGAAGACTCTGAAAACTGGGCGACAGTGCCTGGTTTTGGTCACTACGAAGCGAATCGTCTTGGCGCTATCAAGCGTAAGGATACTGGCGCAGTCCTTAAGCCTTTTAAGCGTCGAAACAGCACGTCGCGCTATGTGCGACTGTACACAACTCCCGGCGAGGCTCGAGAACGCTCAGTCGCGTCGGTGGTCTGGGCTGCTTTTTACAAGAGGTGGCCTGACAGGGGTCTGTACGTCTGTCATGCAGATGGAGACCTTGAAAACAATTCGATCGATAACCTGTTCCTGGGGACTCGATCGGATGTCCGAAAAACACAGAGGCGTCGAGATGATCTCATCTGGGCGCAGCTACTAGCGGAAGGAGAACTAGTTCTATGAGTAACTGGTTCGAAACCATTGTCCCGAATGACCGAACATGGTCTCCAGATAATATTCATCCCGAGAAGACTGTTAAGACGGGTGGAGCGACTGATATTGCACGCTACCTTTCCACAGTACTTGAACGAACGGATGATCCCATGCTTAATGGCGACGCCTTCACTGCTATCGTCAACATCAAGAATGGCTTCATTCCGGCCAACGGCGACTACTCGGGCTTCTCGATTCAGATCGAGGGCATCGTCATGGGCGAGCAGGTCAGCAAGACTGTCAATGGCAGTAGCGACCCCGTGACTACTGAATACGTCTGGTATGTTCGCAAGATCGTGTTCTTTGTGAGTGGTCGTCGAGCCGACGACAAAACCAAGGAAACTGTGATCGATGCCGGC